ACCAAATCTTAATAGCGCTTTTCCCATTCTGGGCCATCTGTTAGCAGCCTTGTTCAAAATAATGTTTTGGGATAACTCTCCCCACGTACTTGGTTGATCAACACCTTCTTCGAGAAAGGCGTCCCAGCTTTCCATTATCAATTTCATATCAGACATCTCAGTGTCTCCTATACTGTGTACAAGTAGTTGGCAGCATATGGAGTCTTAATGTACCCAGGGCGTATAGAGCCCTGCTCATCTCTCTGGGGCACCTCACCAAGCTCTGTAGAATCTTCCTTGTCGGGGTGGGCCAGTTCGTCCTCGGACATACCGACAATCGCCTCCATTGACTCAAAGTAGGGGCGTTCTTCATCAATAAAAGAAGAAATGTTCACCAAGGCCAGTTTGGCCGTGTCGATGCCCTCTTTGAAGGGATTCTGGAGTTTAGCCTCGAAGGCGCCAAAAAATGATCCGGCCTGGATAGATTCTGGCATGACCACGCCTCGTTTATGTAAATGGGTGAATAATCTGTTCTGGGCGCCGTAGGTCAAGTCATTCAATGTGTCTTTAGGGAATGCTATTACCTTACTATCTCTTGGAGACAAAACTATATCAATGTCTCCGTGATCAAAAATCATCAAATCGCCATTCACAGCTTTGCGAATGTTCATCTCCAGAGTAATGATCGAAGACTGCTCGCCTTTTCTGATAGTAATCTTAATAGCCATCTTAGTCCATCTCCTCTACCAGCTTCTGAGTCTTAAGCACAGTTAAGATCACCTTGTCGCTGATTCCTTCTTTCTGGAAGCTGGAGAGTTTTTCTACGACCTTGTTTGCCTTAGCGGACAAATCCTCGTCCTCTCTAATTATGTCGGATACAAGGGACTGATCGAGCGCCTCTTTAAGGCGGCCTATTTCCGAGTTAAGGAAAGTCTTAAGTCCGACGCCGTTATCAGCAAATGATGTGATATAGCAATTCAATAGAGTCTTCTGACTTTCCAGTAGCTCATCTTGGTATTTGGCGTTGAACTTGGTGATAAAAGAATTTAGGACTAGATTGTCAATGGGGACCATGGACTCCCTTTCCTCAGCGATAGCTACCATATTGTCAACAATGGTGTTCTCAAGAATAATAGCGTTTTTGGGGGAAGATCTATCGGAGAACATTTGAGAGATTGAAGCCAATGTCTTGTAATTGGGCACAAAGTTATTAAACACTTCCGGTGTCAGTTCTTTATTGACATCTGCAATCAAATCGCTTTGGCTAACAAAAAGACCATGTGCGTCCATAAGACGGCTGGCCAAGCGTGCTTCCTTCACTATCTTCTCGGCCGTTGTTCTATCTATCTCCTGGTTTTCATACAGTGAACGATAGTTTTGTAGGTCCCTATATAATATCGAATCAAGAGCAAAATGCTTTTTGATAATAGATACAGCCTTGTTCTTACGGACGTGATCTTCTTTTATGATCGCAACCGTAGCCTCGCGGACGAGGGCTTCAAATACAAACGCTGTATTACGCTTTTTGTTGTGTCTCTTCTTCATTCTCTTGCTCCGTGGTGGTTTCTTTATCGCCTAGGCTTTCTAGAAGAAGTCGGATAGAGTCGTTAATCTCAAAGAGTTTGTCCTCTTCCGTCTTTTCTCTCAACTTATAAATAGAGTCTTCCTGTTCGTAAAGACTTCCCAAGCCATTCATTCCAGACAGCGTTTTAATATCTGTGTATCCCGGAGTGATGTTTCGGGCTGTGCTGCTGGCCTTCTCTCTTGAGCCGGCAGCGGCGAAGGAACGGCTTCTAGCGCCTGCCTTTCGCTTATCGGTCTTTACCGGATGGTAGACCTTGCCCTTGGCCCCAGGCGTCAACCTGGGCGAAGTGCGGGAGCCTGGGGGCACTGCGAGAAGCGGGGAGTCGTCTCCACCACCTTCTGGGGCGGCGTCCACATCGCCGGCAGGCATCTCTTCGGCGCCTCCGAGATCGAGGTCACCACCAAAGTCGTCTTCGAGGTCTCCACCAAGATCGCCGCCTAGGTCGCCACCAAGACCGCCGCCACCTTCGGCTGCGGCCGACTCCGCGACCTGCTGAAGCGCTGCATCAGTCTTTCTATCGTAGTACATTTCGCGCTGATTGCGAACGAAGTCCTCATTGGACTGTCCGAATATGTGCTCGTTAACCCAGCGACGGGAGAAGTAACCTTCAGTGGCAGATGCAGCAATGTCGAACTTCTGCTTCCAGAACTCTAGTTCCTGTAGCTCAGCAATCTTGGAAGGATTGTTGAGAGCCAAAGAGAAGGATAGCAAATCGTCGCCGCGGAAACCAAGAGTATAGAGGTGGATAATGCCGATCTTCTCTAGCTCTGCAATAAGAACGCGCTGGAGTCTCTGGATTGTTCTGGCAAATCGTATGTCTTTCTGTGCTAGCGTGGTCTTATCTTCGTTGGCGCCTTCGCCCATTGACAAATACGACTGCGGGATCTTGAGTGCTGCAAACAGCTTGTCTCTAAGATACTTAACGTCGTCAATCTGTGTGGTGTTTGCGCCACCGGGAAGATTCTGAATATCCGTAACGGAACCAGCGCGAACAGGAATGAAGTAATCTTCTTCCACTGCCATCGGATTGTAGCGCAGATCAATGCGTCCGTTATCGGGGTTGACCACGGAGTTTCTCTTAAGCTGGGATACGATCTTCTCCATGTATTGTTCGACTTCATTTGGCGGAACGGCGCCAACATCAATCTTAAAGACGCGGCGTTCAGAAGAACGAACAACGCGGTAAGCCATCATCGCGTCCTCCATTAGAGTAAGCTGGCGCCAGATGCGTCGAGAGGGCTCAAGAATAGAAGTGCCGTAAGGAGCGTACTTGTCGTTGCCAAGAATACGAAAGTGTGCAATCTGCCAGTTCTCGAAAGTCATTCCGGCAGAGTTCCACTGATACTGGATGTAGTTGGGGTTCGTGCTATCCTGGCCTTCCAGCCTCTCAACCTCCATCGGCGGCAATGCAATCACGGAAGTTATTCCATGGTTGTCGTCAATATCAAGATACAAAAAGAAGTCACCATACTTGCTCATTGTGCGAGCCCAGCCAAACAAGTTGTACTGGACGTTGAGAATCTGATCATACAGGATTGTAAGGACAGCCTTGATTTCTTCGTTACCAGACTTAATGTTGAGCATCGGCCGCAACTCTGTGTGAGTTGTCATTTCGTCTGCGTAAATATCAAGAGTAGACGCTATCTCGGGCATGTACTCCATCTGATCGAAGTCTACATATCTCTCTGAGCGGCGCTGATTCTGAATTGCGTTGGTCGCAATTGTGTCCAACGGATTGTAGAGGGACTTCTTAAACTGCTGGCCAGAGGCGCTCTTGAAACGTGAAGAATACTTGTCCAGGTGCTGGCGCCGAATCTTGCGGCCAGTTTGTGACCTGTAATTAATAATAGGTCCAGAGAATAGTCTAGTCAGTGCTTTGAATAGATCTGTTTCTCGATTTGCAGGGTTTTTCCCCTGATTTCTATTTCTGTTTGAGGGCGCCATTTATTTTCTCACTTTATAATCCATTTGTATTGTTCCCAATAGGATTTCGCTTCAGATATTATATCAGTTGCATTGCCTTGCTTGTAGCCATCTTGACCTTTTATTTGTGTATTCATGGTTGTTTTAACTGTGTAGATGGCGTCTACAAAGGCTTTTTGATAATTTAAATCTCTCGCACTTGATTGAATCGCTGTATCTCTAACCCAACACGCGATTGCCAATGCTATAATCAAATCATCATGATAGCCTTTCATTGCCTGGGGCTTGCCGTTCCTCCATATAAATGTCTTAAACTCGTTTACAGTTCGCGAAGAATGTATCTTAATTAGTTTATTTCTGATAAACTCTTCTAATTTTGCAACTATAAGGGGCCGTGTTTTCATTGTCGTGGAGAAACCCGGTACCGCAGACGTGTGGTATTCACCCCTATGTTGCTCTATATACTCATGTGTAGACTTAATCGAATAATACAAATTTGGGTAAGCGTACTCAACCATTTTATCGAGGACGGTGTATCCGATGTTGTTGTTCTCTACCACAAGCATCGCATTTCCAAATTCTCGCCCTACTTGATTCAAGAAGTTAGCGTACATATCTGGTGTTGGCTTGCCTTGATACTCGCCTACTATTTCGAGAGTCTCTAATTTAATCATGTGTAGCGTAGAGAAGTCGGCTCCATCGCCACGGGAAACGTCTGCAACGGCAAGATAGTTGCATGACGGATCATACTCCTCCCAAATCCAAAAGTTGCGATCAAACCCAGTTCGATATTTAGGCTCACTCACATTTGACAACATCCATTCCATGCACTCTGGAGAGATGACGGTTTCGCCAGAAGTATTGAAGTTACACTCTAGCTCTTGCGCGATCTGACGCTTGGACATGTTCTTGGTTTCTTTTTTATACCAAGCCTTATCTCTATCAGGATGAACGTCCCAGGACAGCGTTGTTAGATTAAAGTTGTTAACATTTGCATCGGCATCAATACAGGTTTTGTGGAACCAGTTGCCAACACCGTTAGGAGTAGACAGAGCAATACAGCGACCACCTGTAGATAGCGTAGGATACAGGCCCGTCCACAATTCTTCTAGTCCCTCGATGTGGGCGGCCTCATCAAGAACCAACAGCGACAGCGCTTCAGAACGGCCAGCGTCACCAGAGGTTGATGCGGCCTTAATTGTAGAACCATTAGAAAGCTCAAAAGAAGTACGGTTATCAACAGTAATAGTTGCAATACTTAGCCAGTCGGGAACATTGCGCATAATCCCCTTAACTTTTTTGACAAGGTTTCCAGCAGTGGCAAACTTTGTTGCCATAACCAAAATGGACTTATCCCTATGGAACAGCATGAGCCAGACGATGTAGCCGGCTGTGATGGTTGAAATTCCAAGCTGGCGTGCTTTTAGAATAATATTAAAACGATAATCGTTAAAATCATGCAGCAGCGTGTCTTGGAAATCATACGTATCGAATAAGATCAGCCCGTGCATTGGATGCGATATGCGGGCATATGTTTTCAGAAAGTAAGCGGGGTCTTTACCGCACTTTAGAATCTCTTTTACTTTTTGTTTTTTGTCTAGTTGAAAACTCATTAATCATCTTAGCGCGTATCGTTCTTAGGGCGTTTTCCGTCCCATCCGCCTTGATTGAGAAACGATTCCCAACCTTTCTCTACAGTATTAGAGTTACCAGAGTTATCGTCGTTCATGGCCTCATCAAGTTGGTTAATCTTAAAGTGCTTCTTGGCAGTTACCCAAGAACGCACACGAGAAGAGTTCTCTGCAAATATATCCACTTCGCCTTCTTCGGTAAGAGTGACGGAGTCTCCCGTAATGCGCTTGTACTCTTTCTTGAGCCAGCCGGCGATATCAGTCATGCGCTGATCAATCTCGGACTCGAAGCCGGGACCGTAGATCTCCTTAAGCTGGACTTCAGAGTGATAAGTGAGGCACATCATGTTGCCATAAAACTTCACACCGAATCCGTCCATCACTCGCTGGTCGATAAGCATGTCTCCCTGCTCTCTGCGGAGCGCTCCTGTTTCTACCGGCTCATAGTCTTCACCGAGAGCCCCGTCATATGCGTTGGCGGCTGCCTGAGCGAGCCCCTGAACGATTTCGTATACTGTTGCCATTATTCTTGTGCTCCTTTAAGTATTTGTAAAACTAAACTGTTGATGGTGGCGCCTTTTTGACCAAAAATTGCCTCAAGAGCCTGCTTTCTGGCTTGAGGTGCAACTTTTGGTGTTAACAAGACTTGTTTAAGCATTTCAACATATTGTTCGGCGCTCAGCATAGCGCCGGACGTAGTAGCGGACACCACCTTTTTTTGGCGAGCATCGGCTGGTTGTTCTTGATCATCCATCTCTTCAAGACGCCCAAGCTCCTCTTTAATAATTTGAGCCAGTATAGATTTAGTTATTTTCATTTTGGTCTCCATCCTTTTAACCATCTTTCTTCTCTGCCTTCCACATATTGAAGGTGACATTTACTGCAACAATCAAATTTAGTAAGGCAAACATCATCCAATGATCTCTTTGGGTAAGACCCACAGACAGGACAACATCTTAAAGATTCACGTATAAGTAGTTTTTTTGAAACCTTTATGCCATTAACATCAACTTTTTCCTGCTGCTCTTCATTATGATAGGACTTTTTGTATAGTTCTTTTGATTGCTCTAAATAGTCTTTCTCTTTTTCGTCATCCCAATTGGCCGATGGGTTTTGTATTGCTTCGTCGCCATACTTTTTCGCTATTGCCTTTTCTACAGCAGCTATCTTATTGGGATCTTTCACTTGACCAGGACCTCATAAGCAGCATATGACAGCGCAATCCCGGTGGCCACGCCGCCGGCGGCATAGAGCCATTTGTTGTTTGCAGAGACTTTCTTTAGCGCGTTCTGAAGATCACTAATCTGGCGAAGTTGAGTTTCGATTGCCAAGTCTTTCTCTTTAATGTCTGCCTCAAAACGAATCCTCTGCGAGTCCAGATCTAGCTGAAGCTCTGTTCTTTGTTTGGCTAACTCAAAATCCAGTTGTGCGTTACATCCCAAAATCATTTCTTCTTCGAGCGTTAGAAGGCGGGATGTCGCTTTTGCATCAAAAAGAGTGCCCTCAAATGGAGCACACTGACCGGATCCTAAAAATGTAAACTGGCCCACGTCTTCAGCGTAGGCGCTGCTACATAGGAACATACTCAAAATTAAAGTTGTTAATGATTTCATTTGCTAGCTCTTCTTTGTTTTGGGAAAACTGTTCTTCTATCTGATCGCGGCGCCGGTCAATTGTCTTCCGGTTGTTTCTTTTCTCTCTGTTGTAGTCTTTTTCAAGTTCTTCGAGAGAATCTTTGTACGCCTGGAGGGCGGCTTCTTTTTTGCGTAGCTCCTCAGCATGAATTAAATTTAAGCCGTCAATCTGCTCCTGGAGGGCGATTGTCTGTTCTTCGTAGGTTTTAATCAACAGACGGTGATCATATCTCATCTTGCCGAGAAACGCCATCGCCAAACAAATAATAGCCAACTCTTTCCAGTAGGCTTTAAGATAAGGAAGCAGTTTCAACAATAACTGCGGCATTATGAGACCTTCTTTAGTCTCTCGACAATATCGACAGCACTCTGGCCGCCTATATAGATAGCTGAAATAACTACCCAATCGCTGCTAGCAAGATGCCCGAAGGCCGCTAGCGCCGAGGCGGTCGACCATACTAATAACTTTCTAGACGTGAACTTCTCTATCCACGTATCAACAAACCCTTTCTTAGACGCCATGGTTTATTTCCTTCTTTCTCTTAAAAATCTTTTAATCTCTTCTCGAACGATTTCTTCAACAGAGTAAAGTTTTTTTAAATATGCCTTGGCTTTCTCAACCGTGTCAGAGCAGCCTACGGGCTTGGTAGTGCCTTTCTTGTAAACACATTTTCCTTTTCGTTCATAAGGCATAAGGCTTATATCCTTGTATCACAGCCCAAGTTAGAAAACTTACTGCTCCAATTAAAGCCAACAGGATTACCAATGCATAGCCAATTTCATTCCACGTCAAACCTCTCCACTCTAGCCAACTATTTAGTTTGTGCCAGAGGCTCACCTTGCAACTCCTATCTTGCTAATCCATTCATGCTTAGTATTGCAATCAGACCGGGCACATTCTTTCTGACATAGACGCCAGAGAAAAGTGTCTCGCAACGGCCTCCGACATAAGCAATCGCAGACTCAAGATTCTTACTTATCTTAGGATCAGCCACCATCTCTTCTGAGGCGACCAATATAAGGGATCCGGCTGCGGCCTTCCCCCGCGGGGGAGGACAAGCGGAGCGGTTCATGCAGTTGTGCAGGATCACCGAACCAAGCTTAGCAGTATTCGGATCTTTTATCATTGTCGAGCCCAAGAAAGCTCTGCCATCGTTACCCAAGCATGTTTCCAAATCCTTGCTATCGAAAGATTGGATCGGTGAATCCTCGGTGGAGAGCTTAAGTACCTGGGCGAAAGATTTAGCAAATGTTGTGTTGGCGACAGGATACATGCCAAGCATGCCTATTCTGCCACGCAGTAAGCGCGTGGCGCGTTCATTATCAAGGATGATGTGGGGGTGAGTCAGCACGTCATTCGCCAAGGTAAGGGCGTTGCGGGCGATTGTAGGATTGAGGTTTTCTTGAGCAGTTGGCCAAGAAACTACATAAACAACCTTACCAGTGGACTGAACAGATCGCATGTACCGTTCAAACACAGGATGGAGAGCGCTGACAGAACTACCGGTGCCACCACCACCGCCAGCAAATACAAACAACCAGTCAACTTTTCCAAACTTAATGCGGAGCGCATCTTCGACAATGGCGCCATTCTGACTTAATATCTCTTTTCCATAATCTGTGTTCTTGCCGATTCCGTCTGAATCAGGGATAAGAACAACGTGGTCTTCTTCAACATTCTTTGGAATATCCTTGCCCGTTGTGTTGACAAGTAACGTTTTGTTGAAGCCAAGCTCGATAAAAGCATTGGCCATTTTATTGCCTCCACCGCCGACGCCAACAAAGCCCACGTTTATAGAAGACGGAGCAGTGTTTTCGGGGAGGAGATCCTCATCAGAGTATTCCATCTGTAATCCGAAGTCCTCAACCATACCGAAGTCTTCTGCATCTACCTGTTCGTGATAGTGGTCCTTCTCCTGATTGAAGGAGGGCGGGGGCTCTGCGGGAGGTAGAAAATCAAATTCGTTATTATCGTCGTTTTCGTCTGACATTGATTATCCTCTGTTATACATCTTTTGATGCTCTTCATCAGAAAAGTCTGAACGTTTGCGCAAGTGGGGCATTTCCGCTTTCCACCTGTTTTCTCCTTCAGCGGAATGCATTTTCGACATGAGTATCATTCCGATGGCCATCAAGGCGGGACCAGCGGTGAATCCCAGCGCTGCCACCGCAGTTCCTGCCGCGGCTTGACCAACAAGAGCGAGGGTGCCGGGCGCGAACATAGCGGCTATTCCAGCTAAGCCGAGGCCGGCGCCCGCGGCTTTTCCCATTCCTGCCCTGTCTGCTCTCTTTTGGTATGCGGTGCCCATGGGATCTTCATCCTCCTGCATGGTTCCGCTTTGCGATAGTGCTTCTTGAGCGGCTGCTTGCACCTTTGGATCTTGTGCGGCTTGCTCGACGGCTGCCATGATGGCAGGGCTTTTCTGAAATACTGTAGCAAGCTCTTCTGCTTGTGCCATTTCATCTCCGCCTTGTTCTTGCAGCGCTGCTTCTAATTCTTCCTTGATAATTTGTTTGAGTTGCCTCTTGGTTAGTTTCACTTTGCAATCTCCTATTGATTTACTCTTGCATATCCTGCTTTCTTTTCAATCACAACTTGCATATCAACACAATCTTTGAGCGAATCAAGGTGCGAGATCAGGAAAACATTCTTGAAATATACTTTAATTAGTTCCAAGATTCTAATAAACCCCTCCATATTTTCTTCGTCCAGAGCGGTGCCCGGCTCATCCAAGACAAAAATATCACCCTTGGGTAATGAGGAGACACTCAACAAAGCAAGTCGAATGGCCATGGCTGCAACCGTTTTTTCGGCGCCAGAGCCCATCTCAATCGGGCGAGCATCGTGCTTGGGGTGCTTAATAAAGATATCCAACTTATTGCCGTTACTGGAGAAAGAGATTTCAAAATCAACAATGTTCGCCAACATCTGCGCGATCTCCTGATTGATTACTGGGATCTTCTTTTTGATGACGTCATACGCAATCCCGTTAGAGTGCATACATCTCATAAATAAATCATATGCTGCGTATTCACGACGCAAGTCGGAAGTTTCCTTTTCGGCTCTTTCGATTTCCTCTATACGCTGTTCTAGTGAGCCCACCTGTCGATAGTGTTCAAAGGTCTTGGATTTGCATACTTCCAGTTGTTTGCCTTTTGATGCAATCTTAGTATTTATAAGTTGCATTTGTTGAGTCAGGTGTTCAAGATTTTCAATAACCTCTCGGTTCTCATTATACTCTTTGATCTTGTTATCTATCTGTTGAATCTCGATATCCAGGGTAGTCATCGCACTTTGGTTTCTTTCTATAGTCAGGCCAAGCGATTCTAACTTTCTTTCTAATTTGGAGCTTTCTTCGACTACCCTGTTGTGCTTCTGGATCGAACCTGCCACTAGCTCTGCATTCATAGTGCCAGACTTCTGCTGAGCTTGCTTAAGTTGAGCTTGAATATTCGTCCTCTCTGTACCCAGAACAGGTAAGCGCCCAACAGCAGCGTTGGCATCTCTAATGAATTTACACGCAGGGTAACTATCGCCACATGGAATTCCGTCTAACAAGCAGGTCTTCTTTTCAGATGACTCAATGGAATTCTCTACCTCTGCTAGCTGACTCTCATAGTCGGCTATCACAGACAACTGTTCATCGATAATTTCCTGTTTGCCGTTTAACTTAACAATGTCAAGCGTCTTTAGAAGCTTTGCGGCTATTTCACTTTTTCTTGTAGCCTCTTGTCGCTCTCGGCTATATTCGGCGGTCTGCTCCTCAAGAGATGCAAGCTGGTTTCTCTTCTTGCTGGCTTTTGCTTTTGTTTGCGAGAGATTGATCACATTTTCTGGCATACTATTAATTGCCGTTTGCAATGTCTGGCTCTCAGTAGTTAACGATACAATTGCTTCTTGTAAATGATCACAGTTGGTTTGGTTTACGTCCAGTTGCGCCTTGAGGGAGTCTAATTCTAACGTCGCCTCTTCGTGCTCTTCAGTATAGTTCCGGTCCTCTAGCTTTTTTAGGGCCGCTCTAGCGTCAATGGAATCTTCTTTGGCTAGTTTGAACTTCCTATCAAATTGCTCAAGATCAAGGAACTTGGCAATGATCTCCTTTCGCTTTGTCGAACCCTCGTCCAAAAAAGCGAGAGAATGATGTTGAGAGGACAATGAGGACACTAGGAAGTCCTCCATAGACCCGAAGTACTTTCGGATGTTTGCGTCCGTGTCAGACCGGGTCAGCCCGTTTAGTGATGTTGTTTCACCTGTTACAGTATCATGAACTTCAAAGTTCAATTCTGTCTTTGCTTCAAGCGTCTCCTTTCCATGAAGTCGTTTGGTATACTTCGTTGACATACGACGGATGTTGTAGATCTTATGTCCAATCTCAATCTCTAGCTCGCCGGAGCCGTAATCCTTGTGCTGATTGATGATGTTTAAGTTTTTTCGTTCATTCTTTGAGGTTGTGTTGAATAGGGTATATAAGATTCCATCAATAATAGAGCTTTTCCCAGAAAAGTTCTTTCCAAAGATTCCAACGATGCCGCCGATGTTATCAAAGTCGACACTGTTGCCTTCACCATAGTTAAACAAGTTGTCCCACTTAAAGCTAACAAGCTTCCAGTTAACATTCCGTGAGATTTCTTCTTCTTTCATTACAATTTCATTGTATTTGCGATTCAACTCATATACAGTTTCTAAAGTCTTGGACTCTACTTGAAAATCAGTAAGATATTCATCAATCAGTTCTTCCTGTATCTTGAGATCTCGTAGGTTGTCTGTGAGGAGTGAGTTCGTGAACTCCTCGACATTCCCGCGCTGACCTGCGGCACGATTAAGGAAAGAGATCGATTCTGGCTTAAACCGGTGTTTGGCGATTTCCATCGCACGTTTCATCGTATTCAGCGGAAGGTTGTTATTGCTAACGAGGCGCAAGCGTGCGTTTTCAGAAACTTCTATGTTCCTTGGCATGCGGCCCTTTGGCGTTAGCTGGATAGTAAAGAAAGGGCGAGGATTTTTGAATACGATGGGCTCAATGTCCCAATCATCTTTCGATTCAATGTCCCAAATAAGAATACCCTTGTCATCTGTCTCTCCATGGTTCTGCTGCACAGTGGAACCTGCGTACCATACACGCCCGTCCTTATCCAAGAATTGGCGACGATGTATGTCCCCAAGCATTGCAAAATCGAAATCATCAAAGATGTTGAGTTCGTCTTCTCCATTGGCCATTGTCCAATTGATGTCAGTCTTGCAATTGGAGATAGAGCCATGGTACAACGCAATATTAATCTTGCTATCATCCGTCGGTTTGATCCAATTGGCTCTATCAAATACTGAAAGCACATTCAAGCAGAACTTGTCGTCAACGTGAGTCTCTCCAGAGTCTTTCAAAAGATAAAGATTGGTGAGATTCAATGCGTCTACAATCGGACTCAGCGCATCCTGGCGACTACTGTTCTTTAGGTTGCCGTCGTGGTTACCGCAGATAATGTATGTGGGAGCAATCTCCGCCAAGCTTCGAAAGAAATCGGAGCACATATCCACAAACTCTGGTGAGATCTGTGTCTTTGTGTGGGCAATGTCGCCGCAGTGAACGATGTAATCGACTTTTTGCTCTCGTAGTGTTTGGTACAGTTGCTCAAACACTACTTTGTATTCATAATGGAACTTTAAATTCTTGATGTGCGTATCGGAAATATGCCCCCAGCGAGTTCCCTTCTTCTTATTCACATATTCTCCAAATCAAATTAATGCAGGCAAGATAAAAAACTGCATCGTATAATATCCAATAGCAATAAGAATTGCCCTTTCGAAAATCAGATAAGCCTTTTTTAACATGTCTGCCCTTAGTTCATCTTAGAATAGCATACTAAAATATGCTTGTCAAGCTTTTTCAATAGCCTACGTATTTATCCCAAAGCTGGACATACTGTTCGCTGGGTGACTTCCCTGACAGCGGCAGGGCGTAGTTTTCCGGTAGGTCATCAAAATCAATATAGATTGTGCCTCTGAGTCCTTTGGCGCCGCCGTAGCCTTTGACCTGGGTACTGCCGAAATCTTTTGCAAAATTAAGGCGGTTTTGACGAGGATCGCCTGAAGCTCCGATAGCACCATCAGGAGTGAACGTTGGTCCGGCACCTGACATGAAATCATCATGCACTTTCTTCATTACGCTCCAGTCTGGCGGGAGGACCCCTGCGCCGGCGCCTGTAATCGGCAACATGGTTACATCTTGCGGATCAGGGCTCATGGACCACAAGTAGGCAGCAGTGTTATTTAGTTGCTTCTTAAGTGTTTTAGCAACGCCCTCAAAGCTATCCTGGTATTCTTCTGCCGCGGCGGCGTTCTGAGAGGCTTGGGCGCGGAGGTCGCTTTCATAATCAGACTGTAGTCCGTGGAGGGCAGCACTGCCGCCGGCAATTGCTGCTCCCATTGCTAACGGACCCGCGTATTTTTTTGCCGACTTTTTCAGTCTTTGTAGAATGCTCTTCTTTTGTTCTTCTGTTAGGGAAACCCCAAGCTTGGCCGCCTCTTGCTCAATTAAAGAATATAGACGACGCTCCAACAATAAGTTTTGCGTTTCCTCTAAGATTATTGTTTCAATATTTTTTTTATAACTCATCTTCAGAATTTCCTGGAGAAATCTTCTGATGGATCTTCATGGCCGCGGCAGTTAGCGCTGCCAACGGGAGACCTGTCTCTAACGCTAGCTTCTTTAGACCCAAGAGGACAATCTGAATGTTCTCGGGAGTAAGCCCTGCAACAACTTCAGCCTCCATTTCATTGATGGTCTCATCAGAATTATCCATTGTATTAAGCTCTTCTTGGATAATTTCCTTTAGTCTTGTCTTTGTGATTTTCATTTTGAAAGTTTCCCCTTTAATCCAGCAAGCCCAGACATCATCCAAGACCAGCCCGCCGCAAGCTTGCCGCGAAGCCAGGATACAGCGCCGCCGAGCCATTCGACAGCGACATGCCACATGTCGACAATCACCTCTGTTGCCTGTTCCCAGGCCAGATCAAGAATGTCAACAATCAGCTTTAAAGGGGAGCTAACCACGCGGATGAGCGGGTGCTTGTCGCGGTGGACCATTAGCCAAGCTAGTAACACACCAACAAGTAGTCCTTCTAAACGAGGGGAGTCTGTATGTAGGTGGTGCAGAAGGTGCCCTGCGGAAGAAACAAGAAGGACCGCCAAGTCCCAACCGAGGACCACAAGGCCGGCTACAAGTTCCCATAATGTTCTTAAAATTTCCATTATTATCTTTTCCTTTATATTTCTCAGCCTTTACTGGCATGAAAAGCATCGAGAATTTCTTCACAATGCGAGCGGGAATCGCACTTACGCCAAACACCGCCTTTTTTATTATTTAAGATTACCCAACTATCGCCGCGCTTACGTATGCATCCTTTCGGAGAATCAGCACAGTTCTTTCCCTCAGATTCTTCGAGGGTTTCTTCTAGCTGTTCAAGGATTTCATCTCCGAATAAATCGGCTGCCTCTTCATTAGTCAAAATGACTTCAAGCTCTTCTTTGATGATCTGCTTAAGCTGTGCTTTTGTAAGTTTCATTTTATATTCCTACCAGTCCTTCCGCGTATAGTCGGTGGCTGCCACGTCTACCGTGGGGCCTGGGTTTCCGTCTTTATCCATCCATTTGGCCTTGATGCTTCGGCCTTTCCACGTCCCGGAAATCTTCACGCCCTTTCGTTTGCCGTCCTTTGACACGATTTTGTTTATAAGCTGCGCAGCCTCTTTTTGAAGGCCTGGGGATTCTTCGGACTGTACTCTTTTATAATACATCTTCTCGGTCTGTTCTAATACATATAGGAGCGCTCCCCTGTCCATCCCGCCGGATGGGCCAAATAGTTCCTTATCGAGGTCGAGAATCATTTCAGCAATTTGTGCTGCCAGTCCGCGGTACATCTTCGCCGCGGCTTCGCTGCGGGGGAGAATCTCTTCAATCTCTTCTTTAATAATCTCTTTAAGTTGTGCTTTTGTGATTTTCATTTTAAGCTTCTCTCCCATCATTTGCCGACATTTCTTTCGCGCCAACTAAATCATCTGCCAAGCTCATAATATCGTCGCGAGAATAACCATGTTTCCACAAAGAATTGATAGCGGCGCCGAAATCTAGTTCAGCCTGGACTTCGCTATTTCCAAACTCTTCATTAATAATCTGCTTAAGTTGTGATTTTGTGATTTTCATATTATAGAACCTTTGGTTATAATGCAGACAGCATTTTTACAAGTAAATAGTTATCTCTGTCAATAAAGGTAGCTTTCTTCTTTCGCTCTCTGAAAATCTCTATGGGCATTTCCGCGACGTCTTCGTAGCCAGATACGTCTATCTTGTGGACCTCGACGTCATATCGTAGAAGCGTTTCGATGATTCGATGCTCCTTCTCAGCGGCATCGGGATCGAGTGCCATATACACCGGAGTGTCATTAAAGACGATCTTGCGCAACAACCTTGAATCTGTTCGAAGCGTTGAGCCCAAGATAGGGACGGCGTTTCCTGCTCTAATCGCATCGAACACTCCCTCTACAATAACCAAATCATCATTCCAGTCTACAAATAGCTCATTGAAGACAACATCTTTAGAGGCTTTCGGATTCTTATAGCGATACGAATCTCCATTATAAGATCTGGCAATAAAGTAGTTAGCATCCCCATCATCATCAAATGATGGAACCACCACGCGTCCCCTATATTGGCCATCAAAACAATACCCGATCTTCCACCTTACTACATCAGCATAAGAGATGCCGCGAGCCCTGAGATATTTCATTGCATACGCTGAAGTTCTCGGTGGACTCGGTGATGTCAAGCTGGTAAATTCTTTCGGGAGTTCTAACTTTTGGGGAGGCTCTTTAGCGTTGCCCTCAGTGAACAAATCAGCAAAGTCGCGCAGGTCAATTCGGCCTACAGTGCGTTCCCAACTCTGAAGATGCTTGAGGTTTCCAAATCGACGGACAAGCCGACGAATACTACGACCGCGATAGTCGCATACCCAACACTTAAAAACGTTCTTGTCCAAGTTAACAGACAATTTGCGCTTATGGTGATTGCACGCTGGACACCCATATAGTAACTCATAACCACTGTCTCGGCAACTGCCAAGAACTTCATTTAAGACTTTTTTAGCTGCTGTCTTATTCACGTTGCCTCTCGACCATTAGCCGGCAGAATAAGCTTCTAAAACATCACCCTGCCTCTGTACGACCGAATAAGCTTCCAGGATATCGTTCAATCTTTCTGGTTCTATACGATAAAGCTGGCCGGGCCTAAAATCTACTAATCCATAGTTTCCTTTTGGGTTGATAGAATAATAATAGTCCTGGGCGCCCTGGTATTTTTCATCCCTTAGCCAATCTACTGTAAAATACGCCCAACCATTGTCGTCGAGGCGCTTCTTTGTAACATATCCAAAACGTAACCAACCACCGTGGCCGTTCCAGACTAAATCTCCAATCTCAATAGTAGTACTCAATGTACCCTCCTTTTCTAACAATATAACAGATAGGTTTCTAATTGTCAACTCTTTTTACTTCGAGAGGTCTAAAATATGCGACAACGGGTATGCCGCCTTCTCCTAAAGTATAAGAAATTCCATCGTAAGCAGCTGCGATATCTTCTAACATTCTGGTCCACTCTATATCGTTGCGGAGGCCATATGTTGGATGTCGATGTTTTTGGTTGTAACCATCGGGGTCTTTACGTAAATCATAAATTCTTTCGGACGAAACGTCTGTGATGAACAGGTCACCAGAAACAATAGACTCTTTACGCTCAGGGTCGGTGTAGTAAAAGGAGCGAGGGTAACGACTACGAGTCCATTCGTTTCGAGAATACGAACCGCGAGATGTCACAAAGTGTGCTGGATCTACGATAAAATGATCCTTATCTTTAGCCGCAGGGGCGCGTGTATAATGATAAAGCCTTGTTTTTCCTGGCTCAACGTCTTCATTTACAAACGTTTGCCAGTTTTCAAATAGATTCTTCATTTGCGTGTCAATCTCTCTGCGATCTTGGCTACGACCCATTTGGCGTTACGAGAAAGGCTATCAAATGTTTCCATCTCGTTTGCTTCTTTAAATGTAAAAGGCCTTCCCCGAATTCGGCTCATAAACTCTGCCTCTTTGCCGGCGCCAAAGTCCCCAACAGTCTCAGTGTTGCCAAGGCCAGGAAAGGAGGTATCGTTGGTTCCATATAAATAGGCGCCTTTGCCCCCTTGAGGTATAATCAATATAGAGTCTTGACAATACAACTCTCCCAAATCTTTCATGTCGGCTGCAAAATCAGGACTATCAGAAAGATTTACCACAAAAAAGCTGGACTCACTCACTTCTACGCGCT